ATGCGGTACCAACTCAACAAGGCACGTGGCCTTGGTGCGATTGGTCAGGCCGCGCCGACCCCGACCGAGGGCATAGGCGCACCGCCAAAGAAGCGCAACTACGCCCGCAAAGTCCCTGCGGGAACTGGCATCAACCAGACGCCCAGTCTGCCCGTGTTGGCCGAGCCAGCCGCGCCGGTCATCGTGACCACGGTGCGTGGCGAAGGTCTCGTGGCCAAGCCCGGTGAGTTCCGCGAACTGCCCATCACCATGGAGCAACCTACGCTGTGGCAACGTATCAGGGGGTGGTTCCGTGGCTGATACCCCCGAAGTCAAAGTCAAGAAGAAGGTCGTCGCCATACTCAAGGAACTGCGTGCCTACTACTTCTACCCGGTGACGGGTGGGTACGGTGGCAGTGGAGTGCCCGACATCGTTGGGTGTCTCCACGGTAAGTTCTTTGGGATTGAATGCAAATCGGGTAGGAATCGTCCTACAGCGTTGCAACAGAAGAACCTCGACGCCATCAAAGCCATGGGCGGCATCGCCTTGGTCATCAACGAGGACAACATTGACAGCGTGCGCTACGCGCTAGGAGAGATGTGATGAGCAGAACAATTCCGTACGACACGGGCAAGATCAAGATCGGTTGCATGTACGAGCCGCCCCGCCGCGTGGTGGACATGGGTGTGCACGCTGAGATGTTGCAGGCCGCACTGCTGGGCATTCGCACGTCTTGGTATCGCAGGCTCATGTACCGCTGGTTCGGCGTATGAGAAAGCGGAGCAAGTACCGACCCAAGCCCATCCTGCAAAACCCGGTGGGCTACGTCATCGAGAGTCTGACTCCGGTGGCCAAGCACGACTCGTATCTGATCGACCTGAAGATCAAGAACCACCTTGCGATGACGCATCTGACCAAGGGGGAGGCTACCCGTGCAGACATTGACAAGTTGATCGCCGTGGTCAACGTCGTCGAGGCGCTGTATCGGTTGGGCTTTGGGCGCGAGTACAAGGATGTGGTCAACGCCGGGTTGGACGCACTGCACGCTGTTGGTGTGCGTGGTGCTACGACGGATCGTTTCATCCTGCGGTCGCAGGAGATGAACGACCTGAACGCCGTGATGGAACTGCATGACGCCCAGTTGGATGTCATCACCATCAAAGACATGGAGAAAGCATTGGCCCTTGTCGAGGCCGAGTACCGGGCGAAGAAGATGCGCCCAATAGTGGAGAAGCAGAGATGACTGACAAGATCAAAACCGAAAAGGAATGGGTCACCGAAGCGGGGTACGCCGCCAAGGTAATTGCGCACCCGATGGGGCACCGCTGTGGGTATGTCACTGTGCCTGAAGGCCACCCGCACTATGGCAAGGGCTACGACGACGTGCGTGTCGATGTGCACGGCGGTCTGACGTATGCGGACGAAGGCACGTTTGGGTTCGACTGCGCCCACATTGACGACGCCAAGGACGAGTCGATCATGAGCGACGAGTACAAGGTGGTGTTCAACCGTGACCTGCTCGACCGCATCACTTGGGAAGGATCGACGATCAAGACCTTGGAGTTCTGCGTCGCCGAGTGCGAGAGTCTGGCCAAACAACTCAAGGAGCAGAGCAATGAATGTTCCGCGAGTGCTACGTGAACAAGTCAAGGAGTACGAGAAGGCCGGGTTCCATGTGATAGCAGTGGAGCCGCGCAACGGTGCGCACTTCAAGGTGTGGTTCGCTGAGTTCCCTGAACAGCCGCAGATCATAACGAAGAACGCACTGGACTGGCGTGCATTGAAGAACAACATCGCGCACTACAAGCGAGTGGCGAAAGGAGAAGCGACATGACTGAATGCCCACACTGTGAACGCAACCGATACCGAGCCTCCCTGTGGAGGGCCGAGGCATACCGCCAATCCGGGCACGACGTGATCGAGTGGCCGTGGACTGGACTGACAAAGGAAGATGTGTACGCCCTTGCCAACAAGCACCTGCGCTATCAGCCTGAAGGGTATGAGGTGAGTGGTGTATACGACTTAGCCCAAGCCATCGACGCTTTACTTCGGGAGAAGAACCGTGACTGAAGCAGAAAGAGAACTCGACCTGATGGTCGCCGAGTTAGAAAGTGAAGTACGAAGAATGAGAGTCAACAATGAAACGCTCGAAAGAAACCTCGCCGCCGTGCAAGCCGAGCGAGATGGACTTAAAGAAGCAATGGAACGCATCCTTGCCGTATCCCGTGTGGCCCTTTGGGACGGTAGACCCCGCCGAACTCAAGAAGTGGGGCCGTCGAAACAAGACCGCCCTGAGTGCAACGACTGACGAATACGAGGAGGCATTGATGTGATCGCTGATCGTGGATGCGCAGAACGGGGGTGCGCATGTTATGACCCCCGCATTGACAAAGATGGAGTACTGATGGAAGAAGTCAAAGCCGACGACATGCAGGTGGGTGGCAACCACTACAAAGACCTCGACCCCCAACCGTGGGATGTGATGCAGGCACTGCTCACGCCCGATGAGTTCCGTGGGTTCTTGAAGGGCAACATGATCAAGTACGCGATGCGTCAGGGCAAGAAGGACAGCCCCGATGCAGGCAAGTACCACCACTACAAGAAGAAGTTGGGTGAGATGACGGGAGGTGAGACATGGATGTGAAAGACCCGCTCGACAAGGAAGTGCGCCGAGCAATGTTCAAAGGTAAGTTGCTACTCATAGCGTTGGCCATACTCGTGCCATTCGTGCTGGTGCAACTGCTCACAAAATAACAGGAGAACGAGATGGACAGTGTGATTGCAAGACTGCGTGACGTGTGGAAGACAATGATCGAGGGCAAAGGTTCGCACTGCCCGGTGTGTGACAAGTGGGGCAAGGTGTCCCCGATCACCATGACCGGGACGTGCGTGCGCTCCCTGATCTGGCTCCGCAACGAACACCTCAAGACGGGCGAGGCGTGGATTCACGTGCCCACTACCGCACCACGACACGTGATGCGTTCCTACAGCATCTCATCCCTCAAGCACTGGGGGCTGGTGCAACAACGCGCCGAGGTGCCCGAGCCGAAGGTTGAGGGGCAACCCAAGACCAAGTACTCCGGGTACTGGCGCATCACCCCCGTGGGTGAGGACTTCCTCAACGGTCTGTGTCAGATGCCCAAGAAGGTGTTCATCTACAACGACACGCGCTGGGGTGTGTCTGATGAGATGGTGCATGCACGGGACTGCCTCAACAAGAACTTTGACTACGACGCGCTGATGCGTGAGACCTTCACTGGGAGCATGTAATGGATTTGATCACGATTGACTTTGAGACCTACTACGACCGGGACTTCTCCCTGTCGAAGATCACCACCGAGGAGTACGTGCGGAGCCCTCAGTTTGAAGTGATCGGCGTGGGCGTGAAGGTGAACAACGAGGAGCCCCAGTGGGCAAGCGGGGAGCACGAAGATGTCAAGCATTGGTTACGCACGTCGTTCAACTGGTCGGACAGCATGGTGCTGGCCCACAACACTATGTTTGACGGTGCCATTCTTGCTTGGCAGTTTGGCATTCATCCTCGTGTTTGGCTCGACACTCTTTGCATGGGCCGTGCTCTGCACGGTGTGGAGGTGGGCGGTAGCCTCAAGGCGCTGGCTGAACGGTACGCGCTGGGGCAGAAGGGCACCGAAGTCCTGAACGCCATCGGCAAGCGCCGACTGAACTTCAGCGAAGGCGACCTCGCACGCTATGGTGACTACTGCCTCAACGACGTGAACCTCACGTACAAGTTGTTCAACAAGATGGTGCGCAAGTTCCCGAAGCAGGAACTCAAGATCATCGACCTGACCCTGCGCATGTTCATCGAGCCGATTCTGGAACTCGACAAGCAGATGCTGGAAGAACACCTGCGCGAGACCGTGGCACGCAAAGAGAAGTTGCTGTTGGAGTGCGCGGCTGACCGTGCCGACCTGATGAGCAACAACCGCTTCGCCGAACTGCTCCGTGACTGCGGCGTCGAGCCGCCCATGAAGATCAGCCCCACCACCGGGGAGCAGACCTACGCCTTCGCCAAGAACGATGAGTCGTTCAAGGCTCTGGCCGAGTACCCAGATGAGCGCGTGCAGGCCCTCGTTGCCGCACGGCTGGGTAACAAGTCAACGCTGGAGGAGACCCGCACCCAACGGTTCATCGAGATCGCATCGCGTGGCGCACTGCCGGTGCCCATCCGCTACTACGCCGCCCACACGGGGCGCTTCGGCGGCGACGACAAGATCAACATGCAGAACCTGCCGAGCCGTGGGGCCAACGCCAACAAGTTGAAGAAAGCCATCATCCCCCCGCCCGGGTACACCATGATCGACGCTGACTCAGCACAGATCGAGGCGCGGGTGTTGGCATGGCTGGCCGAGCAGGACGACCTCGTGGAAGCGTTCGCCACGGGCAAGGACGTGTACAAGAAGATGGCGAGCGCCATCTACGCCATCGCAGAGGAAGAAGTCAGCAAGGATCAACGGTTCGTGGGCAAGACCACAATCCTCGGTGCAGGCTACGGCATGGGTGCGGCCAAGTTCCAAGCCCAACTCAAGACGTTCGGTGTGACGGTGGACTTGGAAGAAGCCCGACGCATCATCGACATTTACCGACGCACCAACGACGCCATCACCCGGCTGTGGCGTCAGGCTCAGAACGCGCTGGTGAACTTGTCACGGGGCGATAAGGCTCCGCTGGGCCGGGCGGGCGTGCTTGAGTTGGTGCCCGAGGAGTCGGCCATCCGACTGCCCAGTGGCCTGCTGATGCGTTACGACGACCTGAAGTTCTCCGAGGGCGAGAAGGGCATCGAGTTTCACTACCAGACGCGCAAGGGCCGCACCCGCATCTACGGCGGCAAGGTCATCGAGAACGTGTGCCAAGCCATCGCACGGTGCATCATCGCCGAGCAGATGCTCAAGATCAACAAGCGGTACAAGGTTGTGCTGACCGTGCACGACGCCATCGCTGTGTGCGTGCGTGACTCTGAGGTGGAGGAAGCCCAGAAGTACGTCGAGGAGTGCATGCGCTGGGTGCCCGAGTGGGCCGCTGGCCTGCCCGTCAACTGCGAGAGCGGCGCAGGGAAATCGTATGGAGACTGCTGATGGCCAACTACAACACCAACCACCTGCAACGTGAGATCGACAGCCTGCGCAGGCAACTGATGAAGGAGCGCGAGGAGAGCCACTACGATGTGGCAGTTCGCCTTCGCACGGTGACTGCTGAGGTCGAGGCACGCATCCTTGAGCGGTGCATCGTCGAGTGCATGGAAGAAGCCAACGCGCCAACCTACACCGAGGAAGAACGCATCGCCATCCTGACCGCCACCGAGCGACTGAAAGAAATGCGTGCCGAACGTGTTAAGGCACGTGACGCGATGGAAGCCGAGAAGCGGCAGATTCAGCAGAAGGAAATGCAGAACCAACTGTATCAACAGATGATGCACGAGAAGGCTCGGCAGTTCGACTACGAACTGAAGAAGCACTTGGAGGAGCACGTACTGCGGGGTGTCACCGCGACTCATGTCGTGATGGACGAAGCAGGCACCGTGCGCTGGAACAAACCTATGAACCCAAAGGAGTGGTTGAAATGAGCAACAACATCAACGCCATCTACGGCGTCAACACCGTCGCACCTGAGATGGCAGTGCAGGCAACTGACACGAGCAACCTCGTGTATCGAGCAGACGGGCGATACGACATCAACACGATGACCCTTGCCAGCAACATGGCCGCGCACAACATCGTCTTCCACGGGAAGAACGGTAAGGAGGTGGGCCGCATGGACTTCAGCGACGGCGACTTCAAGTTTGAGGGTGACGCAAGCGAAGCGGCCAAGGTGTTCACCGAGTGGTGTCGCCGAAACTGGAACGACCTGCGTGCCAAGGACAGGCAAGAGGTACTGCAACAAGTCATGGACGACCTGTTGCAAGAAGCCTCCGGCGAACTCTACTCTGAGGAGGAGAAGGTTGCGATCCTAACGTGCATGCAACGAGTGCAGGCCCGGAAGAAGGAGCATGACGCCCCGCAAACCGCCGAGGTGTATTCGCAAGCCCTTGCCAAGTCCATGCAGGCCACGAAAGAAGCCGTCACCAACAGTGTGCTCAGTGCCATCGCACCTGAAGGGAAGTCGCTGTGAAAACCCATATCTTTACCGACGAAGACTTCGCCAAGTTCAAGGCCAAGGCCGAGGAACTGATCAACACATTCGGCTTGCACGAGTGGCATGTCACGATCTCGCACGAGCAGATCGGTGATCGGGTTGCCGCGCAGACCACGTGCAACCACGTGGCGCGTCACGCATCCATTCGCCTCACCAAGCAAAACGAAGGTGACTTCGGCATCGAGTGGAACCCGGAGCGGCTGGCCTTGCACGAAGTCTTGCACCTGCTGATGTGGGACTTCTGCGAGACGACGGCCAAGTTGGGGGACGCAACCCATTCGTTGGTGATCGCGCAGGAACATGCCTTGGTGCATAGACTGATGAGGGTGCTGTGATGACCAAGATACCCGCATGGTCGTTCTCGTCCATCAAGACATTTGAGCAGTGCCCGAAGAAGTACTACCACCTGAAGGTCGCCAAAGACTTTCAGGAGGATCAGAACGCCGAGCACTTGATCTACGGTACGCGCTTCCACGAAGCCGCCGAGTTCTACATCCGTGATGGCAAGCCGTTGCCCCCGGAGTTTTCCTACGCGCAGAAGACGCTCGACAGGCTCAAGGCCATGGAGGGTGAGAAGTTGTGCGAGTACGAGATGGGTCTGACTGAGAACCTTGAGGCGTGCGGGTTCAAGGCACCGGATGTGTGGTGGCGAGGCATCGCCGACCTGATCATCTTACGAGGCGACATGGCGTTCGTGCTGGACTACAAGACCGGCAAGAGTGCGAAGTACGCCGACAAGGGCCAGTTGGAGTTGATGACGCTGGCCGTGTTCAAGCACTTCCCCCAAGTCAACCGGGTCAAGTCGGGCCTGCTGTTCGTGATCTCCAACGAGTTCCCGAAGGCCGAGTACACCCGCGAGGACGAGCCGACTCTGTGGCAGAAGTGGCTGACCGACTACGCCAAGATGAAGATGGCGTACTCGACGAACGTATGGAACCCCCGCACGTCAGGACTGTGCAAGAAGCACTGTGTTGTTCTGGCGTGCCCTCACAACGGAAGGAATGGATGATGAGCGAACTACCTACCCAAGACACCGCCACCCTTGCGTTGATGATGGAGCGCGAGGTGGACAAGCGCGTAGTGATGTCCCTGATGCGGATGATCGACCCGACCGAGGACGAGCGAATCCATCAGTTGAACCTGCGCATGGCCGAGCAGACCATAGACAGCGGCAACCGAGGGAAGATTCAGCAGATGGTTGCCGGTTTAATCGTAAACGTCTTACTGCGTGATGGTACCCTGATGCACGAGGTCAGGAGTAAACTCACCCGGATGGAACAAAAACACATCGTGGAGTAAGTTATGCCTCC